TTATATGCGATGTTTGGGTTATTTTCGATTTCCATCGCTTTTGTGCAGATTAATTCGGCTTATGAGAGAATAGTTTATTATACTATTCCGTTTGCGGTTTTATTGGTCGCTATTTGTTTATCTCATGTTAAAAATAAGTACGTCATTTTTTTTGTGCTTTCATTCTTTTCCCTTTTGAATTTTTTCTACAGTTTAACCCACCCGTCGGTGATAGGTAATTTTTACAATCTATGAATATTTTAATTCTCACTGAAGACTACCCGTGTGAAAATAATCCGTATGCACTTTCGTACATACACACAAGAATATCTGCATATATCAAATATGGATTGAAATGCACTGTTTTATCTTTTCGATCGCAGAGGGATTATGTGTTCGAGAATGTATCTGTAGTCTCATCGATTTCAAATATCGAAAGGTTTGACCTTGTTGTTTCACATGCCCCCAATTTACGTCATCACATCAGGTTTTTGAATTCTAATATAGAGTCCATAAGTAAATTGATTTTCTGGGTACATGGTCATGAGGTTATGAATGTTTTCAGTCAGTATCCGTTACCCTACAAATGGGCATACAGGCAACGATTAAGCAGAATTGCTCATTTTTTCTATTCGCCCTTAAAGTTGAGACTGCTTAAGTTTTTTTTACAAAAGTTCTCTAAGGTATCTTCTGTTCATTTTGTATTTGTTTCTGATTGGATGAAAAATGTCTTTTTCTCTAATATTTTTAAATTGCCCGATTGTTCTTTTTCAGTGATAAATAACCCTGTAAATCCCGTTTTTACAGACCATTCTTACGAATTTGATTCAGAATACAGTCCCAAAAAAGGTATTTGTATACGGCCTTGGGATAATTCAAAGTACGCTATTGATATGGTTGTTGATTTTTTTCAAAACAATCCAGAGTTAAAATGCGATATATTTGGGCGTGGATCTTTTCCCAAACACAATCGTACTCCCCAAAATGTAGTATTTTATTCTAGATTTTTAGTTCAGTCAGATCTTTCATCGCTAATTTCAAAATATGATTTTGCAGTACTGCCGACTCGTTTAGATGCTCAGGGAGTCTTTGCATGTGAACTTGCAACATTCGGTATTCCGCTCATTGTCAACGATATACCAATAATGAGGGAGATGCTTAAAGGTTTTCCTAATGTTGTATTTATAGATGATGCCGATTTCTCTAAAGGTTTTGATACAAGCCGCTTAGCGCCGAGTAAGTTTTCAAATAATAGGTTTTTTATTGATAATATAGTTAGGCAAGAAATTGCGCTAATGCAAGATACTGACTGATGCATTGATAATGGAATACTAATGATTTTTTGCAAGGTCTTTTGGTTTTAGCTTTGTGCTATTCGCTTTTAATTACTATAATTGAGTGTTATGAAGAAAAGTATATGGATCATAAATCAGTGCGCGAGCACGCTTCGCACGGGATTTGGCGGCAGACATTATTATTTTGCAAAGGAATTATCAAAAAAAGGTTATGATGTTCACCTTTTTTCATCGTCGGATCATCATTTACTTAGAACGAAACCGCCTGTCCATAATCTATTAACTGTCGAAGAAGTTGACGGTTTTAAATATGTCTGGATCAAGACATTAACCTACGATGGTGCACATGATAAGAAACGGATACTCAGTGAATTTGACTTCTTAAATAAGATATCGCGTTTACACCGATATTATGATTCGCCGCGTCCAGATGTGATCTTATATTCATCGCCTTCTCTTATACCTTACCTAGGCGCTAAGTCTCTTGCGCAGAATTTGGGGGTCGATATTGTGCTCGATATAAGAGACCTTTGGCCGCTTACCCTAACTGAGATGGGAGTATCCAAGTTTCATCCTTTAGTGCTTTTGTTGGAGTACATACAACGGGTAGCCTATAAGAGCGCCTCTCATATCATTTCTAACTGGCCTTATTCGATCGACTATATGGAGAAGCGGGGTGCGTCCAAAGATAATTTCTCCTGGATACCAAATGGGTTTTCACCTGAAGAATTTGACAACCCTGAAGATATTTCATTCAACCAATTCCGTGATCTTATAGAAACTGATAAGTTCGTTGTCGGTTATGCGGGAACAGTTGGAAAGGCCAATGCGTTAGAAACTTTTATAGAAGCTGCATCACTTTTGTCAGACCGTAACGATATCTGTTTTGTTATAGTAGGGTCCGGGACTCATAAAGAAAGTTTGATACGTAAGGCAGTTTCAAGTAATTTAGATAACGTATGGTTTTATGAATCTGTATCGAAAAATCAGATACCTAGTATTCTATCTAAATTTGATGCGTGTTATGTTGGTTTTCACAATATTCCACTTTATAGATATGGAAGCTCACTTACGAAACTACCTGAATATTTGGCGAGTTCGCGCCCTATAATATACGCAAGTTCCTCACCGTTTCAGCCTATTAGAGATGCTTCGGCTGGTATTACTATTGAGGCTGGTGATGCAAGAGCAGTTGCCGATGCGATTGTCAGATTGCGTCAAACATCTAGCTCTGAACGATTATTGATGGGCGAAAATGGTAGAAAAGCCGCTAGGAGTGAATATGACTATGGTATTCTTGCGGATAAATTGGCTTCAATTTTGTTTCGTTAATATTCGCTAAGATTATTAACGGCTTTTAACCGGATTCGCTGGCTTTGTCGACAAAGGTAGTCCCCAAAGTCAATTAGGTTGATATGTCTACCCCGAATCTACTGGCTACGTCTGTTGCGGAGATGTTCGTTTCGAACTATTTCAAATATATATTTCAGACCGTCGTTGGTAAGGGTTCAGGTGACTAAAGATTGAATCACTTTTGTTTTTCAAACACCCGGCCCAAGAACCAGAAGTTTAGTATACCAGCCCAGAGTGCCTGATCTGATTCAGTCCAAACTTGTTGGAATGCGGAGGTGAAATTTTCAGTAGGATCAAGCGCTAGCATAAAGGCGGCTGTCTTTGATGCGCAGTACAGTGCCATGAACCAATAAGTGATTATGGGTCGTACGCTTTTTGAGAGCGCATCGGCCCAGCCCACTTGAGTAATAGTGCCTTGTGCATCGATTGCACTCTGAAAGGTATTGAGCTCTGCGGTTTTGATCGATGACTCAGTTTTTGTAGCTTCCGTTATTAGTTCGTTTTGCGCCCGCAGTTGCTCGAGCTGAATAGTTTTATCTTGAATCGCCAGTTCGTGTGTTCTCTTGCCCTTGCGATCGATCCATTTTAGTAATTCGGGGGTGAGGCGAAAGGCGCCGCCCATCAGCCCTCCAAGCAGTGTTTCAATCATTGTGTGCCTCCCATAATTTTAAGCTTGATGGCTATGCCGACTATTAGGGCTGCCAATAGACCAGTGGTGATAACTTTGATGGCTGTCTGCCATACGGTGCGCCTTGCGTCGCGCCATGCATCTAAAAGGTCACGTAGCTCTCGGATGTCTCTGGCAGCGTGGCCGTTTTCAAGGCCTAGATGCGCCAGGCAGCGTTCGGCGCCCCGTTCGGCAGCTTTTGTGAGCAGGTCATCGAGATCATCTGGGCGAAGGCTAAGCTTTTCAGAGCTGTCAGTTGCTGATTTTGCACCTCTGTTGATTGGGCTTTTATCCATATGCTCTCCTTGTAAGAAGTGTTCGGCGCGTATTACAGGTCAGCTTTATGCACTGCTGGGTGTTCCACAACGCAGGCGATTTCAACTTGTTCACCTCGTGGTCTAATGGCCATAACTCGTGCCAGGTAATTTAGAGGTGACGCCGATTCACTCTCTTGATTTGCAGGCATGTCGTGGCTGATGGCGATCAAATCTCCAAAGGTTGGAATTAATCCCTCCATCTCGGTTTGGAAATTGATCAATCGGCGTCGGTAGCGATTTGCAGCAGCGATGTATTTTCCTTCGCGCTCTGCTTGTAACTGATTGGTACAACCAAAGAGGTTTACAGTTGCTGGATTTGTTTCCGTGGAGCCAGACAATGAAACTGTGACTTCGTCGGGTTTCCAGGTCGTCGGGTTAAAGAATTCGACAGTTACTGCATCAGCCGTCTCTTCGCCCGGCATAACGTACTGCAGTTTGAAAGTGCCCTGGACGATGTTTTCAGTTGTGAATTGAACGACGGGTAATGTTTTTTCCTCGTCACGGACGAGGCGCACAACTCCACTTTGCATATATGGAACGGCGCGGCCGCAACGAGCTATTCGTGTTAGTGCATCCCATACAGTAATCTTCTGGTCAAATACCGCATCGAAGTGATCACCTCGGCTACTCCAGGTTTGATCAAGCTGATAAAGATTCTGCAGATCAATTCTGCTTTCAGTCAGATTAGCTCCGTAATTTGCCTTTACGGCATCCGCAAATGCCCATGCGATGGATCGCGTAGCAGTCGGATTCGACCAGCCAGCGTTTGGACTCCAAACTGACAACCGGCGTGTAACGATGCAGTTGACTAGTCGGGAAGAGCGCATTGAGAGGTTGTCTGTGGCGCGCATCTTAACGGCCAAGTAGGTGATGCCATCGGGCAGACTTGGGTTGGTCAGGTAACCCCTTAGTTCACCCCAGCGTAACTCATGACCCGCCCGTGCACGAGTATCTTTATTGTCGGTTCTCACTACTTTGACTTCATAACGTCCCGATGTAACGAGGTAGCTGTAACTTCGGCGTATTGCATCTGGGCTTGCTGCGGTTATAGATTCGGATCCAAGGGTTTGCCAAGTTGAAACTGACTGGCCGAGATCGTCGATCTTTCTGGCCACTACTTGCCATGAAACGGTTTTGCTATCTTGGCCGCCACTGTCGTTGGCATAGAAAAGACCTCTGGGTAATAGTATGTCGATTCCAATGCTGTTGATGGATGTTTCAGGTGGGTTGGCTATAAATGGGCCAACTAACTCAGCTCGTTCATTTTCAGGATCACTAATGGCTAACAGCTCTTGGCCCGCCACTTCAGGCGCTGTGACAACATCGTGGTTAAACAGTGTGTTTTGCCCACCAGGTGTGATCACTTGTACCTGGACTTCGGAAAATGACTGAATCGGGGTGTCTTCAATACGAATCGTTTCAACCTCGTATTCACCCTGGCCAATGACCAGCAGTTGGTGCAGGTACTGTTCGTTATCGACATATTCTGTATAGGGGGTAGCGCCGAGATCGGGATAAACGAGGTGTCGCCCGTAGATCACTGGAACTGGTTGCAGCAAACGCGCGAAGTTGCCTTGTGACTGCAGTGAATAGGTTGGACTGGGTGCAATGCTATTTTGCGCAGAGGGTACACTGGGGTTGGGGAGCGGGACCAGTGCATTAACCAGATAGGAACCGACCACGCTGACGCCCGCCGCCATTAAACCGAATCCAACAGTCCCCATCGCGGCTTGTGCAGCAGCAATCCCTGCTGCTGTAGTGCCGTAACCCATAATGCCAGCCGCGGCATAGGGAGCGAATACCATGACTGCAATGGATAAGACGACTCGTAACGGATTGCTGCCACCGCCACCTCCGCCTCCGGGTAGACTAACAAACACCGCGATATCGTTTTCAGCCAACTGGTATTTGGGCCATTCACTGCGCATCAGCGGCTTTCCGTTGATCAGGCATACCGTGGGTAGTGGGAATTCTTTCAGCTCCTGCGCCTGCATCCAATCGGCTATAGTGCTGTTTGGCTCAACGGTATGGATATCTTTATTTGCTGGTTGGAACGGGTTTCGAGGCCAAACAACAATCGGGTTGGATTGTGTCTCTACAGGTTTAAGCTTCATCCAGCTTCTCTCGGCTATCTTTGGGCTGAAATCTGTAATTGCCTTCGATGCGCCAACCATGAGCCTCCAGCGCTGTTAGCGTTTGATAGACCACTCCGGCGTGCTGTACCGCATGAAGCACTCCACCACCATCGATATTGAGCCAAACGCCAATATGAACTGGGTAGCGTGATTGCCGCATCAATATGGCGTCGCCCTCCGTAGGTTGTTTTACCTTCTGCCAACGTTGCCTTTCTGGGTGATGGCTAAAAGCGTTCAGTACCTCTTTGACGTTTAAAGCATCGATTGGGATTTCAGGTAATTCGCGATTGAACTGGGTGCGCTGCACTTCTAAGAAGAGTCCCCAGCAGTCATAGGCTTCAGGCCCGCGAGCCCCAGCAACCCAAGGTCGGCCTATCAGGTTACGGATGTGGTCAGCATTCACCTGAGTACTCATCGCGTTAACCCCGGAAACTCTTTGGCGGTATAGGTCCGGCTGGGGAATGCCTTATTGCCGATATCCATCATGCGCGCTCTTGCTGTTACACGTTGCACATCGGCATCCACTTCAGACAGTATCAAGGTGATCGGTGGATCCATCTGGGGACCTTCCAGGTCATTGGACAGGTAGGGGCGATACGTGATTTCAATGACTGATTGAGACTCCGCCGCCACATCTAGATATCGAACAATTTCTCGGCTGACGTTATCCAGGGTGACGACGATTTCAGGAACTGGAGTGGTATCCACAGCAGGGAGGTCTAGATCAAATCCCATGGCCACAAAGTTCACAATCGCTCCAGCATCCATTGGGGCGTCTACCTCCAACCGGGCTTGAAGATCGAGCTGGTCTCTTACTACACGGATCGCTGTTGGATTGCCATTTTCATCCCGAAAGTCGGGGTGGCGTATCTCCAGAGTGTGCAGAATGATCGCATCAGTCGGTGCGTGCGCATAAGCCTCTTGAATTGCTTCTGATAGAGCTGGATCAGGCATTAACAGTCTCCATTATCAGAGTGAAACTCGAATGGCGGATCGGCGAGCTCGAACTTCATCGGGCATTGGTTTCCCGGTTTCCTGTTCACGGATGACATACCAGTCGGTATCTGTCAGATAGAGCAGTTTCTCAGCGATAGTATCCTCAAAGCAGAGTTCCAGTTCGACCTCTTGGCCCTCATCAATTTCCACTGGATCCTCAGGATCGGAATCATCAATGACCCGATCTAGCCAGCGTGTCCCGCTGCCGAAAAATACTTTCGCCTGGGCAGCCGAACCACGGAATAGCTCTTCGCCTGTGTCTTTGCGAATAACGTACATAGTTTTCTCCAAAAGTAAGGTAGGAATGGGTTAATAGAGCCGACTTAACGGGTAACCGGGGTCATATAGGCTAGTCCCCAGCCTTCCACTATGAGCCCTGTAAAGCCCCAGTTATAGACTCGCCATCGGATGTTGCTGAATGTGGCTAGATCCCCGACTGGAATTGCCCAAACGGCTTGGTAGTTGTTGGTTGGTGTATCGGTGTAAGGGGCTGGAACAATCGTAGGGTCAGCAACTAACTCTTCTGTTGTAGCGTTTGAAAAGTTTCTGTGACCAGCGGTGGTGGTGTAGTGCTGCCCTTGTATCGCAATAAGGCCGGTGGATGAAGGTGAATCCCCCGCATCTGGGTTGCCGCAGTAGGTATCGGCACTAGAGTGTCTGGCCATGCGCGGGCGTGCCCAATTACGCACAGTAGATTCCACAATACCATCACCATTGAGATCCTGACGTTGGTAACTGTGTGTACTGCTATAAGAACCATTGGATGTTTTGCCAACGTTCACAAAGGTACGTGCCGCTCGATCGGGGTGCCCTACCACTGAGCCAGACATCACCAGGTAAGCTTTGCGGCCACTGATTGAGTGCAGATCATCAAAGGGTTGAAGGCGACGTGCAGCCCATACGGGTACCCCGTCGGTACTGAAGTCTGCGTAGCAGCGGTAGTAATCGGTTTGCCCGGAACTGTTGGTAAAGGTCAGTGGTTGGCCGTTGGTGGGATCCATTAGCACAGGTGCATAAGCAGATCCATAGCCGGTGCCTTGGTTGCCTTCTGTTTGGGCGTTCCACTCGTCAATGGCTCCCCATTCAATAAAGGGATTTCGGTTGATACTGTCATCTGGGCGATATCCGCCGGCATCATTATCCCAAACGATTGGATTCTTGCCGTCATCAGACGCATTCACTCTTGAACCATCCGCCCATGGGTGTCCAATTGTCATGGCTGGAAATATTCGAATACGATCGCTGGGCGCCAGAGTGTTCCAGAAGAGATAATTAGTGCTGTAAGGCCGAATATTGGCGAGCTCCGCATTGACGGAATCAGTCATTCCATTAATGGCACTGCTAGTTCGACTGTCGTTATTGGCAATGGCCGAATCGACAGTGCTATTAATCGCGTCGATCTTACCTTGCACGGTTTGGTTAAGTGCCGAGGCCGCGGCCACAGCATTTTGTAGATCTGTTTCTACGGTCATAATTGGGTCCTCATTGGGGAATTAGTTAGCGAATGGATAGTTAGAGAAGCTTTTCGATATCGCTGTCTGTGGCCGTGCCAGCAACGACGTCTTTCAATACTTCCTTGATGGTGTTTTTGAAGTTGTTCAGCTGTATGTTGGCGTAAGTGAATTCATGCCACGCAGGGGCAATCGCGTAACGAAATCGGAAGGTATTTGAAAGTAGCGCGTTATTGGCATCACGGTAGTCAGCGGCATTGCCACGGGTAATGGTTATGCCGGAGTTGTCGGCTGGGTAGGCATTACCGTCTTGGGCTTTAATCCAAACGCCACCTGTTGTTGTATCGGCGGGGTCTGAAACGCCGGCAGAGAAGAACTTCGGTGGCATTAGGTTCCACCACAACCGTGTGTAAGCTGCATTCCAAGGGCTCGCTTTTGTGCCTGCACCAATACCTTGGCTGCCATTCCCATCAATTGTGATTAGATCCCAGGGATTCCAGACTTCTAGGGGCGATCGGACGATCAGCTCTAGCGGAATCATGTAGCTGTAACCTTCAACCACATTGGGTTTTGTGGTGCGTGCTACATACAGCGTTGGGTCATTAAAGCCACGCCGTGCCACCGTTCGGCCTGCTGCGTCGTTGCTGCCGATTTTGTAGGTACGGTTGTATTTTGCGAGGTTTGCCTGAGCGCTGCCGACGACGTTATAAGTTGTGAAGGTGGTGCCGTATGAGTTGATGGTTTCTGGGATATAGGCACCCTCGCCATCAAGCCCCCACACTTGTGTGCAGAGGGCATCCATACTCTCTTGATCCAGTGTAAAGCGCGCAAGCCCTGACAAGGCTAGTTCAACCCAACCAGCGTTTGCGTTATTGCGTTCGCGTAGGCGGTTTAGGGCTTCAAAATCTTTCACCAGTTTAAAGCGGTTTGTGTCATCAATGATATGGCGTACCGCTTTGTCCAGATCGAACGGGAAACGGTCTTGTACGCCCTGAACATCCATCGGGTGTTGATGGGGTGAGGTCCCAATAATCCAATTGATGGTGCCACCGTAACTACCATCCGCTTTTCGGTAACTTGTAACGGCAGGCGGTGTGCTTGAAACAGCAACGAAGGTATCTGCTTCGGATCCTACTGCTCGAGCCCCCAGCGAACTGCCGACTAAACTGGTTCCATTCCAACGGATCTCTCGAAGATGGGAGTGCGATTCAGCATCTGGAGATGCAGGGGATTTCCCATAACTGGTTTCAACGTAAAGCGTGCTGCCGCTGAGCAGGCTATTCATTTCATCGGCGGTTAGCGGAACATCCAGCGCGTGACCGTGGGTACCCCCAAAACCGGAGGCGACAACCCCAAATGAGATAGCAGGCGTTTGGTCACCGGCGGTGTAACTAGTTTTTGTAACACGGTCGGCTAGTTTGCCTACAGAGCGGGCGCGCAATCGGTAATTGACGTAGGCATATTCTGGCACGCCATTCTCATCGACCAGCGTGATGACACCACTTCTGAAGGAGCCGTTTTCGGGTAGATCCTTGGCTCCGGAGAAGTTTAGTTTCTCGGCGAAGTTGAGTAGGTCGCGCAGCTTATTGGCGTTCTCCTGATGGCGGAATGACTGGATTGTCGTATTCAGTTCGCCCGATACAGGCAGTTTCTCTAGCCATACTTCAAGGTAAAGAAGATCCAGCCGGGTATCTTCAAGAGAATCCGTAAACAGGTTACGCATGTATCTAGCTTGAGTGTCACCAGCGGTATCGATGTTGACTGAACCATCACTGTTAAGTGTTATCCCTGTGGGTTTAGCTAACACAGATTGCGGTACTTCAGGGGCACTGAGAATCGCACCATCCTGGTCAATCAGTGTCGGATCGTTATGTGTGGTACGCACGTAGTAGCCATTGACGATGGCACATAGCTCTCCTAATCCCACCATGCGGTAGTAGTTTGGGTGGTTATGCTGAAACTGTGCAGTGGAGGTGACTGTGAAAGGCCGATGTAACGCTTGGAAACCATCATCTATCGAATAGTTACGAGTGCTGTAGAGTCCCGATCCACCCATGCCACGCAAAATCTCTGCGGTGTAGGCTGACTCAAAGCCATCGACGAGAAAATCTTGCTCGATTAGCCCTTTATAGACAGGGGGTATGCCAGGCTCAATTGAATCTATCGATTGATCCAGGCGATTCATTTCACTGTCGACATGAGCCGTCAGTTCGGAAAGTTGGGTGCTGTTTTGTGTAAGCTTAGTACTGACTTCTCGGCCGTCGAAAAAGTCCTGAAGATTTTCATGAGTCGCCTGTATTAGCGCTTCAGCAACTTTGGCGTTGTGCTCCAGCAGCGGTAAATAGTCATAATCAATTTTGCCATTTAGCCCCGCTACTGGGACTTTACCAGGCGCAGATTCAAACGAACCATCGTTGCTGGTGACCACGGCAACGGCTTCATCACGATAGGTGAAGGTGGTGTCACGTGCTAGTTCTGTCTCTTCCAAGGCTGTCGCGGCAAGCTGAGCACTGTCGTTTGAGGCGGTAGCACTTTGCGCTGAAGATTGTGCGCTAGCAGCCGCGTCATCGACTTTCTCATCTAAGGTGCTTTTGCGCACATTAACGCTAGTCAGTAACTCGGTGGTCGCTTCTGTGAGCGCTGCCACTTCAGCCATTAATGGACTATTACTGGTATCAGCCATATCGGTTCCTTTTTAATCAGGTGAAGGCGTGGTGATCAACCACGACTGCTTGGGTACGAATCAGTTGGGAAGCCATGCGGGCATAGGGCGAGATCACCAGGATGTCGGCGAGCTCCACATAGTTAGCGCACGCGGTTTCTGCCTGGGCAGAGGCGCTTTCACTTGCAAGCGCTTCAACGGCTGATTCCCGCGCAGCGTCTGCTTGTTGGCTTGCCGTTAGTGCGGATGACGCGGCTTTTTCAGCGGACGTTTGAGCTCCAGCGGCGCTGACATTGGCCTGTGTCTCTGATGCCTGGGCGGCCTTTGCAGATGTGTCGGCCTCATTGGCAAAGCTCTCAGCCAGTGTCGCACTGCTTTGTGCGTCTAGCGCTGCAGTTGATGCTGTGGAAGCGCTGGTACTTGCTGCATCTTCCGAATTGGCCGCTTCAGTTGCCAACGTACTTGTATTGGCTTCAGAAGACGCGGCACTGCTTGCACTGGTGGCCGCCGCTTTGGCGGAGCTGCTTGCTGCTGTTGCTGACTTAGCTGCATTTGTGGCGCTGCTTGCTGAAGCGCTGGCAGAGTCGGCAGCGCTATCTTCAGACGTTTTGGCTTCCTTCGCCGATGTAGACGCTTCGGATGCTTTTTCTACTGCTGTGTCTGCCGATGTTGAAGCATCGGCTACGGCTTTAGTTGCTTGCGATAGCAGGCTCTGCGCACCGGTATTAATTTCGGCATCTTTATCTGCAATAAGCTTGGCTGGTGAACGGACGTTACCACCTTCGATACTAATGACCTTTTGGCTGTCACCATGCGCCCAGTCGTGAACCAGGTTTGAGTCAGTTTCTAACTGGGAAACAGAGCTGTCTAAGCGGTCTTTGAGAGACATAATCGATCCTTAAAATTTAAGTTCAGGCATCTGTTCGTGAAGCCACTTGTGAAGTCGATCGGCTAGCTGCATAGCGGGATCGCCATAGATGGAGGCCACGGCGAGCTCGTCTTCGGTGAGTCTTTGTAAGTCTCGGATCTCCATGCGAGCGCTGACTCGCCATCGTTTCGCGGGAAGAAGTTCTGCCTGCCAGGGGCCAAGAAAGCGAGCTTCAACCGCTTGGATATCCAATGGCACAGCGAGTGGCATCACAAACCACTGCTCACCCATGCGAGTGTTTTGTGCCCACCAGGCATCAAAGATAGCGAGCCCATCTTGGGTAAATCGCCATTCAGCGGTCACTTGGTAGTGAACCGTGAGTGATCGCAGTCGATGACGTGCTGCACCGGTTTCCATCTCGGTGCGCAGCAAACTTGGTCGTGGTGAAAGGCTATACCCCTCAACTAGCGGCGGCGGGAGTGTTTCAGGCCAGAGCGATAGATTGTTCACGGTGGTCATCGAACAGCTCCATACGCTGGGTTCAATCCGTAGCGGCGCTCCAGGGTTGGGGCAATGCCGGTTCCTTGGCTAATCGCTCTCGCCATACGCCCCTCAATTTGTTCGATGAACACGTCAAGGCGCAGCCCACCATCTGGCTGTTGATGTTGCTGAACACGAGTATCAACACCACTGGCTTTGTTGATGACATTGACTTCAACGTTGACGGGAGCAGAGCTTCGCTGATCCTTCAGGGCGCGCATTTGACCGGGAGTAAAAACGGTTTCACCGCGTTTAGCGATGATCGGAACTTCTTCCCCTATGACTCCACCGCTGTGAAATTTAGGTGCCCCAGTGAATACAGATGGGCTGACCTGTCGTGATTGCAGGCTGTCAAGGCCAATCACACCACCGGTATGCGCCGCGCCAAAAAATGAACCAAAATTGATACTCCCTAGCGCATTGGCGATAGGCTGAGTGATGCTCTGGCGAATCTGGATACGAAGTAGATCGGCGATAATAGAGTCCGCAAAGGA